CAAAAAGAATTTTCAGACAATCATCAACGTCGATACAAGCGACGCAGACGCTATGACCGCTGCAAAAGCGCTGCACAAAGAGTTGCTCGCCGATAATTTCTATACAGCAGCAGAGCGCAACGCAGCTGAGAAGGTACTGGGTCTAAAGAAAACCTCAACCGGCACTGATATTAAAACCACCAAAGATGCTGTCAGAGCCTTAAACAAAGCTGATAACGACAACACCCTGACTGTGGCCTTGGTTGATACGTTTGCAGATAAGTTATCAACGACTGATTATAATGCATATTTCAAACGCGCTATCACGGAAGGCAAAGAAGGCCGCACAGCTGCAAAGGGATTAATTGGAAGCAGACTGCGATATAATGAGTTCAAAGACAGTAACAATGCGCTAGGTGACGCGTCTGACGCTATGTACCAGCAAAGTATGTTTGAACTTGATGACTGGCTGAACACGCCCGGCGAAGGGGCTGGGGCAACCTATCAGGATACAGTAAAGAAAGCGCGTGAGATTATAGCCGCTAATGATGTCGAATATAAACAGATGATGGGCGAAGCGCTTACGTCTTATATACTAGGCCAACAAAGAACGATGCCGGGGTTGCCTTCAGATATCGAAGCCGCAAAAGTATTTTTGCAACAACGATTACAGTCAGATCCGCAAAATCCTTTGACGCTCGGCGTAGTGCAAACAATCAAAAGTTATGAAAAATTGTTGAGGGATTAGCATTGGATTACGAATCAGAACAGCTAAACGCCTACGACGCAGCTGATGCACAGCGCTATCTCATGGGCTCTATTAAAAAGCCTGAGCCAAATCGTGATGATCTGTTAGCAAACAAAGAAGCATTGCCGTCTGGCACTACCCCGGCTGATATGGGGCAACAGTTTTTGATTGACCAAAACTTGGCGGTATCTGAGGAAACGCGCGCAGAAACTGGCGAGGGGATTAGACGCACGATAGTTGGCGGTGTGCGTGATATGGCTCAAGGCGCTATGGATTTGGGCGCAGAGCTGTTGACCGAAGCCGGCGAAGATTTTTTAACACAGTCTGGTTTGACAAGAGAAGGTGCAGAAATACAACTGAATATACCAGCTCCAAGGCTGCCAGAGGTTGCTGAGCCAAAAGGCATGATTGGCCAAATAGCCAGAGATTTTGTGCAGTTCGGGTCTGGAATGGTTGTCTCACCGGGCAGCACAATCCCGAAAGCGGCCATGTCTGACGCCTTTTTTAACCCAGAAGACGGCGGCTTCATCACAATGCTACGAGATGCCAGCCTGTTACCAGAGGCTATGAACTTTTTAGCTGTAGATGTGGACGGCGAATCTGATGCCTCTGACCGCCTCAAGCAACGTCTGATACAAGCTGGGGAAGGTACGATCATAGGCGCCGTTGCTGATCAAGTTATAGGCACCTTGAAACGCATTAAAGATACGCCAGAGCTGTTTCGCAAAGCGGGTGAAACATTAGCCAAGGCCACCAATGCAACGGCACGATTTGCAGATGAGGCTGGCCAAGCAGCTGATGCGCGGATTGCTGAGCGCGCGGCTGACAATAGTGTGACGCTTGCGGCCGGGGCTGACCCAATGCCAGCCGTTGATGCTGCTATATCTGCCGCTGGCAGGGCTGCACGGCGTGATCCGAATGATTCCGCTGGCGATGCAATGGCACAAGCACAGGCGCGATATTTTGAGACAGGAAAGTTTGAGCCGCCAACGGCTGAAAACCCTGTTTCCATTGTACCGCCAAAGCTTGATGAACCCGGCATTATAGCATTTCATGGCTCTGGCGCAGACTTTGATGAGTTCAGGCTTGAGATGATTGGCACTGGTGAGGGCGCACAAGCTTATGGCTATGGGCTGTACTTTACTCAAAGTGAGGATATAGCTAAGTTTTATCGTGATGGTGTAGCGTTTGCACAAACATTGCGTGGCAAGTCTAAGATAAATTATAAAGGAAAGCCGTTTGAGGATTTAGGTGACACGGCTGCTGCTGAAGCTGCACCGCCGTCATATAACGCTATAATGAGCATTGCATCTCAAATGCAAAAATTGACAGGCAGTTTTAGCAATTTATATAGCGATCCGATAAGGCGTGCCAAAACAGCAAAACTGCGTGTTTTAAAACAACTAGACGCAGACATTGAGAAATACACTAAAGCTAGTGAAGTTCCGGGGGCAGAGGGCATAGTTATAGGGCCAAACGGGCCGACATTAGAAAACCTTTTACTCCAAGATTTACAACGGCAAAAGCAAGCGGTCTTGGACATTGATGCCAATGACATAGAACTCCAGACTGGCAAAATGTACAAAGTCGCCCTTGCTCCCAAGCCTGACGAATTGCTGGATTATGACAAATCATTGCGGCAACAGCCTAAATTTGCAAAAGCGTTAAAACCTTTGTATGACGAATATGGGGTTGCTGAAACGGCTGATATAGGCACGTTATTTGAAAGCATAAAAGGTGCGCGCGGCATTTCTGCACGCGATTTGACTGACCGTTTATCTAAGGCTGGCATCCCCGGCATCAAATATCGTGCCGCTGGCTCTAGAGCAACAACCACGGCTGATGAGGCGGCAGAACGCAACTATGTCATCTTTGACGATAAAGCGGTCAAGATACTAGAGAAATACGGCATTGTCGGGCCTGTAGCTGTTACAGCGGCTGGTGTAAAATCAGCGCAAGACGATGATGACAAGGTAGCCAACGCCTCAGAAATGTAGTAAATATAGATAAAGTGGGCGTCCTGTTGGGCGCCTTTTTCTTTGGAGCTTTCATGGCAACACCAGGACAACAAGCAGCCCGTGCGCTACGCACTGGGGGCGTGACGCAATTCGCCGACACTCAGCCCCAGGTAGACGAAGGCATCCAAAACGCCAACGCGCTAAAAATTATTCTGCAACAAAGTAGAAAAGCTGCACCTGGCACAGCGCGTAAGACACTAGAAGACGGCGTGGCTGGCCGCGTCGCTGAGCCTATCACCGAGGGCATTGCGCCAGAAGGCACAACAAGGCAAGCAACACAAGAGGCGCTTGCTAAAGACGCGCTGTCACCAGAAGGCCAGGCTAGGCTGGAAGCATCTGGCGGTGACGCACGGACTGCTATTGCAACGCCCACAGAACGTGAGCTGGCTGACCAGCCAGATCTGTTTGAGCCAGCTGAGCCAGATGTGCCTGTTAATCAGCAAGTGACTAAAAAAGCTCAGATGTCCATGAGCGGCTTAGATACTGTGGCTAGAAGCGAGTCGGCTATTGCTGATCCTGGTGATGCCAATGATCTAATACGCATGGCGACAGAGCCGGGCATGGTCGATGATGGCGTAGGCATTGATTTTAATTTTGACAATTTCGAAGGCGGCGAAGATATCAACCGCGTTGTCAACGCAATGTCAGATATTATCAAAGACCCCATAGAAGCAGAAAAACGTGGCATTGTTACCAACCAAGAAACGCTGGCAAACGCTGGCGAGCTGCTTGCTGATGAGGTTGGTTTTACCAGAAGCATTTTACGCAAACAGTCAGGTAAAGCTCTAAACGCTGAAGAAATGACCGCGCTTAGGATCTTGCTGCAAAGATCTGGTTCTAAGTTGCAGGAAATGGCTGTTCAGATACAAAGCGGTCTAGCTAGCCCCAAGGCTATGGTCGATTTTAGACGGCAGATGTCAATTCATGCTGGGATACAGATGAAGGCCAAAGGCGCACAGACAGAGATCGCCAGAGCTATGCAAGCCTTTAAGATACCCGTCGGCACCCAAGTGCCGGCTGATGTGATGGATGCTATACTGACAGATTCTGGCGGCACCGGGCTTGTCAAGAAAATGGCCAAGGGATATCTCGACGCCTTGGCAGAAGGTGGCCAGGTCAACGCTAATAAATACACAGCCGGCGCGTGGAGCCAGAAAATAGAGGGCGTGTGGATGGAAGTCTACATGAATGGGTTGCTTTCCTATTTTCCTACACAACTTAAAAACGGATTTGGCACACCGCTGTTTATGACCTACAACGTACTGACTGACCTTATGTCTGCAAGTGTAGGCACAGTTTTTCGCACTGGCGCCAGACTAGCTGGACGTGATCCCGATCCAGACGGCGTACATTTCGAGGATGTTTTTGCGCGTGTTCATGGCTTTGGTCAATCTATGGGTGATGCCTGGACTGTAGCCGCTAAGGGATTTGCTGACGAGTCAGCAGCTGATCCATTGCAAAAGGTTGAGGGTGCATCGTTTAGAGCAATAGACAGAGAAAATCTGCAAGGCATACCAGGTATGAGTATAAATAGCGTGGGTAATGCTGTGGATTTTATGGGGCGTGTGATTCGGTTGCCCGGTCGCGGTCTTATGTTTGCTGACGACTTTTTCAAAACAATCGCATCTAGAGGCGCGCTGTATGAAGAATCAGTGCGCGCATATCGCAGATCCAAGCATATGGGGCGCGATGACACTGAGGCAATGGATGACGCCATGATGGTGTTGCTTGACCCTAAGTACGCTACTGATGAAATGGATGCAGCTGGTCGCTATGCAACAATGACCACTGATCTTGGCGATGGCACCATTGGCAAGGTTACTAATGCGTTTCGCGGCAACGGGCTGGGCAAACTGATTATGCCGTTTGCCAAAGCGCCAACAAATACAATTAAGATAAACGCAGAAGGCCACCCGTTAATTCAAGCTATAGGTTTGTTGAACCCCTTTCACAGCAAAACCAGAGATACATTGCTCGGTAAGAACGGGCCGCTAGCTAGAGATCGCGCTTATGGCAGACTGGCAATGGGAACCATGACCATGTACGGCTTCCATCAGTTAGCGCTGAATGGACGTGTTACGGGGTCTTATCCAGTAGATAAGCAGCTGCAAAAGATGCTGCCGCCTAAGTGGCAACCATATAGCTTTGTGTTTCGCGGGGCTGATTTCCCAGTGGACGCTGACGGCGATCCGTTGCCTCTTTATAACAAAGAGACAGGCTTGCCCAATGGTGACTTGATATACATTAGTTATCAAGGACTGGAGCCGGTCAGCGCTTTTATTGGCATAGCTGCTAGTACGGCTCGGCATCAGACAATGTTTGTTGACCCAGAAGACCGGGCTAATCTGCTTAGCGCGGGTACTATGGCAACTATGGAGTATTTCCGTGATCTGCCGATGTTGCAGGGTATAGGCACCATATACAAGGCGTTCCAATACGAAGACCCCAGGATGATCACTGACGGCTTTATGGGTGGTACTGTTGCTGTGTTTCCTGTTCCGTTTTCTGCGGTGGTCAGAAATGTAGAAAAACTAACCGGAGACAACGCGAAGAAAAAGGTCGATCAGCCTTATCAATATTACAGTGTTGAGGATGCGCAACGACTTTATGATGAAAGCCAAGGCACGGATAACCCATATTCAAAAGTGCCATATAGCCTGGTTGGCACTGTGAAAAACTGGCAGGACGCCAGCTGGTCAAAGATGTTCTATGAGCAAGTGGCCTGGGGCTGGGAACAGCAAGTAATGAACATTCCGTATGTCAAAAAGATAGAAGAAAATTACGCGTTTCAATACGATATGCTGGGCGAACAGAAAACCAAAGGGTTGAGATTTGACATTAACCCGGTGGCAGCTGTCTGGTCTAGCGTCACGCCGTTTAAGCTGGCCTTTGGCGAGGATGTAGAGCCGTACCACCGGGAGCTTATTAGACTGGGCGCGCCACTGACAGAAAGCCGCGACAAAAAGAAAATCATGGGCGTGTCGCTCAGTGAGCGCAATCGGGGCGAGCTGACCAGAATTGCCAAAAATGATGTGGCCTTGCCTTTGACCATGGTGACAACCAGAGGCGATAGGCAGCAAGGCCCGGCGGTATACCCGTTCAGAGATTATTTAAAAGTCCTGATGGCGCACCCACTTTATGCAAGCGCTGACGATGATCGACGCAAAAGCATGATTAAGAACGCTGAAGCGCGGTTCTATCGTGCGGCATTGCCGGTGCTGTTGTCTCAGCCAGGTAATCAGGATTTATCACTTAGACTGGCTGAGCGTGATGCGCTAAGACAAGCAGGAGTGCAGTAATGACAGTTTCAACGACGACCAACCGTGCCAGCTACTCTGGCAACGGCAGCACAACCGCGTTTGCTTACGGGTTCAAGATATTCGCAGATGCTGATCTGACGGTTATTATCCGATCATCAGCTGGCGTTGAAACAACCAAGACGCTGACGACACATTACACAGTGTCTGGCGCCGGGACTGACAGTGGCGGCAACGTGACGTTTACCACCGGCAATGTGCCGGCCTCTGGCGAAACTGTCGTGATCCTACGCAAGCTGACACTGACCCAGGCTACAGACTACGTTGCCAACGATCCATTTCCGGCAGAAAGCCATGAAGATGCGCTTGACCGGCTGACAATGATTACCCAGCAGCTCGATGAAGCTGTGGGCAGATCATTGAAGGTGTCGCAAACCAACGTCATTGCCACGTCTGAGTTTACAACTTCAGCGACAGCTAGAGCCAACAAGCTGCTGAGCTTTGACGCTGATGGCGATCTGACAGTCACAGAGGGCAAGATTGATACTGTTACCTCATCTGTATCAGCAGTGTCGGCTGGCGGCGCTCCTACGGCCTCAGCGACCTATACAGCGTCATCTGGCGCACTAGCGTTGGCCTTTGGTCTAGTCACTGGTAATACTGGCGCGACAGGCAACTCTGCTGGTATGCAGCTTACATTTAGCAATAGTACCTCAGACGCTGACCCTGGGGCTGGCAAGCTGGCGTTGAACAACGGCACTGTCGCATCCGTTACTGAAATGTACTTTGATGATGTTGATGACAATGGCGCAGCGATATCTACGTTTGTGCAGAGCTTCGATGATGTTAGTAATGCTACAGCAAGAGGTATTATATCTATCGAAAAAGAAGGTACGCCGGCAACCTTTGCATTATTTAAAGTGACAGGCTCGGTCACAAACGCATCAGGATACTCAAAAGTGCCTGTCGGGCATTTGGCCTCAAACGGGACGTTTAGCAACACTGACGGCATCCGCGTTGATTTTAACTACAGCGGTCAAGATGGTTCGGGTTCAATGACTAGTCTTGCATCTGATACAAGCCCACAATTGGGTGGTGATCTTGATGTTGTGACTTACGACATTGTTAGCACATCAAATAGAAACATTGATATTGTCCCAAATGGCACAGGTGATGTGACGTTGCAAGCTGACACTGTTCAGGTTGGTGATAGCGGCGCAAATGCGACTATCACCACTAATGGCACTGGCGATTTAATTCTAAACACAAACGCTGGGACTAACTCAGGCACCATAACCATTGCCGATGGTGCTAATGGAAATATTAGTGTTACGCCTAATGGCACTGGTCAAATAGCGCTTGGTAATTTTACTTTGGATGCAGACCAGACTGTAGGTTCTAGTCAAGATAATTATGTTCTTACCTATGATCATTCAAGCACTTCATTAAGTCTTGAGGCTGCTGCTGCATCTGGCGGTGCTACTGGTGGTAGCAGCGATGAAATATTCTGGGAAAATGGCCAGAGTGTAACTGCTAATTACACTATAACGAATGGAAAAAATGCAATGTCGGCTGGGCCGATAACTATAAATAGTTCTGTAACGGTTACTGTTGGTTCTGGCGAAACATGGACGGTGGTTTAAATGAGTACATTAAAAGTAAACACGATTCAAAACACAAGTGGTGGCGCTGTTGCTTTAACCAAGCAAGAGGGCGTGAAGGTTTATCATAATGTTAACCAAAACACGATGACTGCTTATAGCTCGCTGAATGTTTCTGGTATCGCAGATGTTTCTGCTGGCACTCATCGAGCAACTTTTACATCAAGTTTTGCAAACGTAAACACAGTAATCACAGCGTCAGCACACGACAGTGGCGCGGCTTGGTGTTTATCACCTGCCTGTGGCGATCCAAACGTCAGTGTAAGTTTGAACACTGCAAATCATCAGGTTCAAGCAGCACAAAATGATGGGACTGTAACCGATATCGACGTTGTTCAGTCAATTGGTGCAGGTACTTTAGCATAACGGAGACTTAGCATGAGTGAGTTATTAGTTGACACTATCAAAGGCAAGGCAACTGCTTCAAATATTACAGTTGGTTCAACACCGTTAGTAAGTGCATCTGCTAATTCTTTAACCGTTCGCGGTGAAGGTAGCGCACAAACAAGTATTCAGCAAGGATTGGCAAAGGCGTGGGCAACTTACACCGATGTAAGTTGGACTATTGGTGACTCCCTAAATTGCAGTTCAGCAAGTGATAACGCTACTGGAGATTTTACTACTAATTTTTCCAATAATTTTGGAAGCATTAACATTGTAAGCGCAGGCACATCTATGTATGGAGTTTATTTCAGCTACTATGAAGGTAGTGGAAATACACACACAACATCGTCCGTTGAATATTATGGGTTGACTGGCGCTGGCGCAAACACAGACGCAAATTATTCATACGGTTCTAGTTCAGGATGGACTTATCACGGAGACTTGGCATAATGGCTGGCACAATTGTAGCGGATACATTGACCCACTCAACCGCAGGGTCTGTTAGCACCGAATATCCTGTGAAAGGTAGTGCAAAAGCAAGAATTGAAAAAACTGGTGATAACTCAACAAACAGAGAAAGTTTTAATGTAAGTTCTCTTTCTGATGATGGCGCAGGAAAATGCGGTGTAAACTTTACATCTTTTTTCTCAACAGCCCGTTATGTTCCAACTGGTTCAGCTTCATTTCTTACTGATTCTCACGATTATCGACAATATTTAAGTATTCTTTATCACAACAACCTTGATGAAACGAGGACAACATCTGAGTGTCATCACGGCACCTGGTCTTCAACCTATGAGGATGCTGGTTCTCAAGGAATCGTTTATTTCGGAGATCTCGCGTAATGGAAACACCAAAGTTTCAAGGCACACATTTATTCGACAGACTTTGCTGGGCAAAAGAAAACCTAGAGTCTTATCAGTCAGACTATCGCGTAGTCTACGAGGACAGCGTTGATGAGTGCGTCAAAGTTCTGAGTGCAGATTTGAACTGGATGGCGTGTGCCCTTCAGGGCGGTATTCTGCCACCTGTGTGGGTGTATCACGAACTGGCAAAGGACGAAGCACAACCTGACTTTAAGAAACACACCAGAGGATATCTGCTTCACCAGACGGAACCAATTGGTCCCCTCACAGAAAAGCAAGCAGTGGAGTATCTCATTCAGAAGGACATACCTCAGCATATCTGGCGAAACTGGAATGAAGGCAACAAACCTAAAATAGTTATCTGCCGCAAAGAGCAGCTACCAGCTACCCGTGAGTGGCGCAACTCTTGGAAAATATCAGACGATTTACAAATCGAAGACAAAGCCGCATAGGAGAAAAATATTATGGCTGTAACAACATACATTGTAGACAAAAATGGCAAGCAAATTGACGCTGCTGATTTAACAAGCAAGCCCAGTGACCGGCATTTCCGTGATGCTTGGGTGCTGTCCGGCAAAGTTATTAGTGAGGACATGACTGCTGCAAAAGTTATCTTCAAAGATAAAATTCGTAGCGTGCGTCAGCCATTACTTGATGCAGAGGATGTAGTTTATATGATGGCACTAGAGGCTGATGATGCGTCTGCAAAGACCGCATCTGTAGCTAAGAAAAAAGCGTTGCGTGATGCGCCAGCCGCATCTGCAATTGACAGCGCAGACACGATTGCAAAGTTAAAAGCGGCTTGGGACACAAGTGTTCTTGGCGATAGTCCTTACGTTTGATGGCAAAGCCAACGGCAGCAACTGTGCAAGCCCAGATAGATACGCATGAGGCAGTCTGTGCGGAGCGTTGGAAAGAAACGATCCTGCGGATCAAACGGATTGAGCATATCCTGATTGGTCAAGCAGCCGCACTGATCGTGCTTTTAGTCGCTGACCGCATCTAACAATAGAGACATATCATGGAGCCTATCACCGTTTTAACGGCAATTTCTGCTGCGTCAAACGCGATAGCATTTATCAAGGCTCGTATAAATGATGTTCAATCTGTTGCTGATATTTCAGACCAAATCGGCACACTGTTTAACGCACAGAAAAAGCTCAACGAGGAGCGCAACAAACAGGCTGGCGTTGGCGATATCAGCTTCAAAGGCTCTATCGACGCGGTGCTTGAATCAAAGCGCTTGGCTGAAGAAATGCAACAAGTAGCAACCTTAATTTGCCTCCGTTGGCCTAAACCAGCTAATCAGCCAAGCACCTGGCAGGAAATTGTCAATCATCATAATCAGAAACTACGCGAGCAAAAGGAAGCGCAGAAGAGGGCGCGTCAAGAGGCTCAAAGAAGGGCCAAGGAAATTGAAGAAACGATTAAAACAACGCTACTCGTCGCCGGTATTATCGCGGTCACGATAGTATTGTTTATATTCTTGTTTGCTGCTGTTGCTCAAAGCAGTGCAGAAGAGATTGTGTTATGACTCAAAAAAAACTGCAAAAACAAAGCAAGTTTGCAGAGTACGATGAAGATGGTGATGGCATTGTCAGCGATGAAGAACTGTCACACATCAAAGATATTAAGAAAACAGAAACTGAACTGCGTAAGCATTTGGCTCAATTGCGAATGGCGCGGTTCACGCTGATTGCGATGGGCGCATTTACGCTTGCGATGTTCTTTGTACCTCTTGAGCGCGTCACAGCGCTGTCCGACATAAGCAATTTATTTTACATATCAGGCGCAGGTATTGTTGGAGCTTACATGGGAACCAGCGCTTGGATGTCGCGTAAGTAATGGACACTTTCATTTTGATCGTTTCCATGTGGGGCTTCACAGGTCAAGAGTGGGCTTATATAGGCCAGCAATCCCTCCAACAGGAAATGTCTGAAACACAGTGTATTTGGCTGAAATCAGACGAGATGTGGCGTAGCAATTACGAGAACGAAAACTTCCGATTTCGTATGGATTGCATGAAGGCTTCTTGCGCGTTTCAAGAGTCGTGTAGCTGATGCCGAGGGTAAACGAAAATACAGAATTATCAATGCCGATCCGCAATTTAATTGCGATGGTGGTTGGGGCGGCGGTAGCAACATGGGCTTATTTCGGGGTGATTGAAAGGCTCAACACAATAGAAAATAAAATAATTTTGATGGAAACAGATTTGGGGATGAATACAGAGTTCCGCATCAAATGGCCTCGTGGCGAGATGGGGAGCTTACCAGCCGATTCTGAGCAATTTATGATGATAGAACATCTTGCAAAAGAATTAGAAAAATTGGCACAGAACATAGAATCTGGCAATGCCCCACATGACCAGCAACAGAAGCTGGTCTTAGAATTTTATAGTAAACGCCTCGATAAAATCGAAGAGAACATTGAAAATTTAATTAACAACAAGAGTAATCGCCAATGATTGAACTTTCATTCGTATTGCTTCTCATGATTGGCGATGAAAAAGTCGAATATACGCCATACGAAAACCTGTCTCAATGCCTGACTGTGCGGCGCAAAATTAAGCGCAATACTGGGCATACAATTGACTTTGATAAAAGGTGGGCCTGCAAACAGTTAAAGGTAAAAATTGAGGCAGGCGAAATAATGGAGATTGTTGAAGAATGATACAGGCTTTAATCGGCCCCATAGCTTCACTGGCTGGCAGTTGGATGGAGAGCAAGGTCGAACAGACAAAGGCAAAAGGCAGAGTCGCCCAAGCGAAAGCAGAGGCTGAAGCTGAGGTGATGAAGGTTGCCGCCACGCATGAGGCTGGCTGGGAAAAGATCATGGCTCAATCCAGCGACAACAGCTGGAAAGATGAAGCCTGGACTATTCTGTTCATTGTCATAATTGCCATGTGCTTTATCCCGTTTACACAGCCCTACGTCGAGGATGGTTTTGCAGCTCTATCTCGCACACCTGATTGGTTTCAGTGGGCGATGTACGCCAGCATAGGCGCGAGCTTCGGCATCCGAGGCATCAAAGGATTTCGCAAATGAACAAAGATAAACTACGCGAAGAGATCGCAGAAGATGAAGGGTGCAAATACGAGATATATTTGGATCACCTTGGTTTGCCAACGACAGGAATTGGTCATTTAATTACAGAGTCAGATGAAGAACATGGCAAGCCTGTCGGCACTGTCGTTGAGCAAGAGCGTGTCAAACAGTTGTTTGCGCTTGATATAATTGTTACTCTTGATGAGTGCAAAGTTTTGTATCCAGACTTCAATGATATGCCCGAAGAATGTCAGCACATTATCGCAAACATGATGTTTAACATGGGCAGACCTAGACTCAGCAAGTTCAAAGGCATGAAAGCTGGGGTTGATGCCCGTGATTGGAACGCCGCAGCCGACGAAATGGTAGATTCGCGTTGGTACACTCAAGTGCCTAACCGAGCCAGACGCTTGGTTGACCGCATGAGGGCATTAGCAAATGGCGACCAAACGTAAAAAGAAATCCGTAAACCTGTCAGTTGGCCGGGGCGAAAAGCGCTCGGTCAAGCAGGGTGGTGGGCTCACTGCAAAGGGCAGGGCTAAGTACAACCGGGCGACCGGCAGCAAACTAAAGGCCCCAGTTACCGGCAGGGTTAAAGCCGGCAGTAAAGCAGCTGCTAGGCGCAAGAGCTTTTGTGCCAGATCCAAGAGCTGGACGGGGCCAAGAGGGAAAGCCGCAAGGCGCAGATGGAAATGCTAAGGAGATCACATGGCATACGGCAAAAAGATGATGAAGAAATCAGGCATGAAAAAGTCAGGTCTAACTGCAAAGCAAAAGACTTTGCCGGCATCCCTCAAAAACAAAATTAAAAAGTCTAAAAAGAAAGGCAAGTAATATGGCGAAGCCCGGCCTCTATACAAACATTCATAAAAAACGTAAGCGCATAGCAGCCCAAAAAGCAGCTGGCAAAAAGCCTGAGCGTATGCGTAAGCCTGGTGCTAAAGGCGCGCCAACTGCCAAAGCATTTAGGCAATCAGCAAAAACTGCAAAGAAGCGCAGAGCCTAAACCCAGTGCCAAGAGCTTTGGCACGCGCCCGTGCCAAGCCAGTGCCAGACTACACGTCATTAGATGGAATATAGCGTCATGGGGTTGACCCATAAGTGTCTGTAATATATCACTTGAGGATATAGCAAGACGCTTTTTTTCAGGTTCGAATCCTGTCGCGCTCACCATTCTATATGGTGTTAAGCCACTGAAAGCATTAGCTTTTGGTGGTTTATTTTTTTGCCCCAGTGCCAAGCTGGTGCCAAAGATAACGTAAAAAGTCGCGAGAGTAACGGGATTATCCCTTGAACTTGACGGAATACGTCACTATATTCGTATTGTAAGGTCAAGCAAAGAGGAGGTAGACCATGGAAGATTTATTCAACGGAATGTTCAGCATCACTCGCAGAGTTAAGAAGAAGGCTCCGCTTGGCAAACTAACTTACATTGCCGATTTTAGTTACGGATCGGCTTGTGGAGAGATCATTGCAAAAAATGGTCACGGTATGTGGGTGGTTGATGTGCCTATCCTTGAACAGACAGAACGCGGCGAGGAGTGGTGCGGTGATTTCACAAGCCATGAGTTTAAGACACTAAAGGCTGCAAAAAAGTTTTGCAGAGAACAAGGTGCCATGATCTCGACTGAGAGATATTAGGGGAGAGTAAACATGATGGACATAGAAATTAAAAAATACAAGTCGCGTGAGAAGTTAGGCAAAGCTGCGTTTTGCGTGGACACCAGGTCTATTGTTGCTAACGGCAAGCGCGAGTTCTTTCACACAAAGCAAGAGGCTGAGCGGCACGTCGATAAGATCAAGGCAGAGCTGACACCAAGCACAGCAGCTGCATGGGACTGGGACTTTGATATGCTGTACAGCAATTTCATAACCCACATCACAAGCCAGCATGACAAGGGTGACATGACCACGTCATCGAAGTTAGAAAAAGAGCGCGATGCAAAATTGTTTGTCGGTCTTACTCTTGACGGCAAACCTGTCGGGCAAAGCAAGGTGCGTGATCTCACAACCGGGCATATGCGGTTGCAGATTGTTGAGCAACTGCGGGTCGGTCGCGCTAAAAAGACTGTCGATAATATCCTCGGTTCGCTTAGATACTTTATGAGCTACTCTATTGATTCTGGTTGCCGCAACAGTAACCCAATGACTGATGTAAAAGGCAAGGGCGACAAAGCAAAGCCGGCAAAAGAGATTAAGCAGATACAGCCTGACGTGATTAACGCAATCATTGATGCAATGCCTGTTCACTGGGCTTTGCGCGCTAGGTTTTCTGCAACTACTGGTCTGCGTCAGGGCGAGTTGCGCGCGCTGACTTGGGCTGACATTGACTGGGGCAAGCCTGGTTATGTTCACGTCAACAAGGCAGTCAAGCACAACAGCACTGAGGTTGGTGCGCCCAAAACTAAACGTGGCATACGCAAGGTTCCGCTGCACCCGGACGTAAAACAGTCTTTGCAAGAGCTGTATTTATTGCTCGGCAGACCAGCTGATGACGCGCTAGTTTTTACCGGCAGATTCGGTGACCCGCTCGGCACAAATGTATTTGCTAAGGTGCTGGGTAAGGCGTGTGAGCAAGCTGGCGTTGGACGCATCAGGTGGCACGATCTGCGCCACTACTATGCCAGCCGTTTGCTGCAAAAGTTTGGCGCTGACTGGTGGACAATCACAAACCTTATGGGTCACGCCAGTATCAGCACAACATCAGACGTTTACGGCCACTGGCTTGACGATAAAGATCGTGACGATAAGATTGCTGACGGTATAGCGGAAGCGTTCTAATCACATCCTACTCTTGACCGCATTAACAGCCGCCGCGCTTACCAGAAAATATCGCGGCGGTTTCTTCCCAGCCTTTGCGTTTATATAGGTGCGTGTATGCTTTGCGTTTGCTCTTGTCGCTTTTATGGGCTCAATGTAAAGCGCTCGCTGATTCAGCCGTTGCAATTCTAGCTTAAACTCTTCCACAGTCATATCTGCGGCGTCACGCATTGTCCGTCACCAGTCTAATATTGAACTGATCATCGAGCGTGGCACGGCTCACATAGATTGCTTTGCCCGAGCGTATAGTCGGAACCTTAGCGTTTTCTATGAGGCGCCTGGCGCGCTTGTATGCGGCATGGCTATCATCATTGAACAAATACACAGCTGCTTCCGGCAGCGTCATGAGATTTTTGTCATCCATTTTTTGGCTCATTAGCTATAAGGGAAAATGATGCAACTTTTGGAAACTGCCGGACATCCGTCTCGTTTGGTATCCGGCGCGTGATGCTGATGCCCAGCTCCACACCGGCTTCAAAGATCATGGTGTGGATCTCATCACAGATTTCCCGTTGCTCGTCTGTCATAGGTGCAAAGCGCCGTGTCTCTTCATTAAACTCAGTGCGAAACTGAATAAAAGCAGAGCTTTGATATTCGACCGGGTTGCCATCATCGTCAGCCATCGAAATGTCCTGACGCATTTTAAATTTACTTCTACCAAAACCTGGCATCATCTCTCTCCCGTGTTTAATTCGTCGTGTTTTTGTTGATAAAAATCACCAAGCGTTGCGCTCAGCTCGCGATCAGCTTCTTTGAGATCATCACGTTGTTTCTGTGTTTTGCGTGACCACATCAACAGACCTATCTTTTTGTTGATCTTTTGCAGCGCGACCATCTGTTCATTGACCCACTGCGACCAGATGTCTGGATCAAATGGTATTTCTTGTACCGGCGGGGCTGGCGGCTTATCGGCTTTGGGTTTGTCAGCATCATGTGCCTCACGCTCATCAACGATCTTGTCGTTACGCCTGGCCTTGTCGATTTCGTTGTCCGACGCAAACTCGCCGCCATGTATGCCAAGGTTAGCCAGAGCGCGCCCGTAGGCGCTGGTCTCTGTATTTTCTATGCAAGCCATTTTGTTGACCGGGTTACTGCCGCGCAGTTCTTCAGCCCAGCCGGTGGCAACGACAAATCCGTCACGCGATCTGATGGTTGCTTTGATTACAACGCGCTTACCATCATCAACGACAATGTCTGATTCCATGCCCAGCTGGTCGCCAATATGCTTGCGAAACACCTCAACACGTTGTGCGACTTGTGTGTATTTACCGCCGCCTTTGACAGTGACCTGATCCATTTCAGCCACCGCTGCTTGTATTTTTATTATGTCAATCATCCTTACCCCTCAAAAACTCAGCACCAGCTGGTGTGATTTGCCACACGACTTCTGGCCGGTTGCGCTCATTTAGTTTTCGCTCGCCACTATCTTCAGCAAGCCCCATGTTTTGCAGCTCAGTCAGGCGAGGCTTGACGCTGTAGAGCCAAGCGGTCATTTTGTCAGCAACCTGACTACCAGTTAGGCCAGACGGGGCTGCGGCGAGGCTTTGCAGGGCTTTGAGCCGTAGTCCCGTTACCTTTGGTGCTATAAACTCAGCGGCCATCCGCTCAGTATCTTTCGCGTTTTTGTGAACCAGCGGTGGCCGGTTAAAATCTAGCTCTGGCTGGCTCATCATGACGGGCTCCACCAGGTCGGATCGACAAACAACATTGTCAAAATGAAATACATTATCATCATCAGAATGACCCAAACGACAGTGTTCACACCCTCTCGTAACCATAATTTCATGCTATCCCCCATAATTTTCTGGCTTCTGCCAAATAGGTTTCGGGTTCAGACCAGTAAATTGCAGACCAGTCTGGCGAGACTAAGCTCAGCAGCTCATCTTTTGTGCTTGCTGAGCGCAGTATATTTTCAGTGGTTTTGTGGTATTGCGTTGTGTCGCGGATGATGTCTGCCAGAAAATCATTACGCAGCTCTGGCGCATTGTCCGGGGTGAACACCATGTAATCCGAATCGTTGGCATAGACTAGGAAGGGCGGCTGGTGGCCGTTCAGCTGCCAGAACCCGGCACACTGAAACACATTGTTCATATCGAACATACCAGTCAGCGTTTTAGGCAAACTGTGCTTTTGCCAGCCAGACTTTGACTTGGCACTTGGCTTAGACCATTTTGTTTTGAGATCACCGCGCCGGTTATAATCTGGCTTAGTGTGGTATGGCAGGGCAAGACCGGGGAAGGTATCAAGCAGCTCTATCTCACCCAGGATTCGGTTGTCGCTTGCCATAGCTTCTTGCAAACCAAGCACCGCGTGTTCTGCAACCAGAGGTAGCTCTTCTAGATACTTTTCTTTCTTGGCCTGATCCAGCTCATCGACCGGCTTATATTCCTGCATCTGTTCAATGCCGGCATGGGTGGCCGCGGCCATGTCAAGCGTCTCGCCGTCTTTGTCCATGACAAGGCGCAGATCGCACACAGTTTGCACTGAAACGCCGCCTTTCATATTGGCGCTACCACGCCCGTCACGCAGCCTATGCAGCGTGTCTTTGGCTATTAACTTGTCTTTGTCTGAAGCGCTTTTATCGCGCAGCGTGTCGTAAGCTTTATCGATCAGAGGACGGACGTGCGTCTTTTCAAACAGGTTTTTAGCCCTGTCTTTCGATCTCTGATTACTGTGTGTGATTACATTGTGGCGTAAAGCCCACTCAGGCACGTCATGTTTCATTGCGTCATATCCTCTGATTTGTGAGGATATGCGTATCAGGTGCGACGGATTACGTCAAGTCACTAATGTTTATTTGTCGTTATACTTGGCTCGAACTACAGTCATGCCACGCAGCTTTGGTCTGTGGGTCACGCCGATTGATGGGGTTGCCCACACCAGTTTTTGGTTTTTGAGGTGGTAATTCAGATCGCCGTTCTGGATTTGGTATACGCCGCCAGGCTCTGGATACAGCATACCCGCGACAAGATGAGTTTTGTTGCCTAAACTATCTGTGTACGGCTCTTCCAGAAAACAAAATGACTCGCGTTGAATACAATCGTCAGAGACATATTTTTCTAGAATCGGGTCGAGCATTATATACTCTAGTGCTCGAAACCAATATTGCCAGGGGCCAGTGTACGCCTTGTCCACAGACCATTCTAGGATCGCGCTGTTGTACGGCAAATGAGTATGTGAATAAACTTTGTCACATAGATCAAGTTGTTGCATTTTGGATGAATAAATCTCACGGCTGACATGGCCTTCAACGTCTATGTGACAATGGCCAATTATCGGTGTTGGTATTGCCTCAAACATTACTTCAAACGCAGAACATTGAAGCACCTCAGCGTAATCTTCAGCCAAACCCAAGGTCAGTCCGATTTTACCAGATATATGGCGAGAAACAGTCTCAGGCGTCAGCCCACCATTCGGCATTGCCTCACCGCACTCTTTCTTTGTTAAGCCGCTACGCTTGATCATTTCATTCAGATTGTTTGGCATAAATGACATTGTAACACCTTGTCTGTTTCGGTTAAAACATTTTTATTTAGTTAAACCTCTGGACGGAATAAGTCAAGTCATGTAATTAAATACGTATGATTTTAGACACATTCCGCAGACAAAAGGGCTGGTCATACAGCGAGCTGGCCAGGCAAGTGGATGCCAGCCATGCCACTGTGGCGCGGCGCTGGTGCTTACCATTTGATCATAAAGACCGGCTGATACCCAACGAGCTTTTCATGGATCGCATTGTTCTGTTGAGCAACGGAGAGGTCATGCCAAATGACTTTTATCTGCGACGTGACTGAGGATGAGCTGCAAAAACAGGTAGCCAGCTGGCTGCACTATGCGCTGCCACCCGGTTGTATCTTTCATCACAGCCCGAATGAGGGAACACGCCATGTGGCGTTCAAGCGAAAATTAAAGCTCATGGGAACCAAGTTTGGCTGGCCAGATCTTGAAATATTTGTGCCTGGGGATGAAAGCAAGGTCGGCATCAGCACGTCGGTGTTTATAGAGCTGAAACGGCTCAAGGGCGGCAAGCTAACACCAAACCAGGAAGAGATGCGGAACCGGCTATTGTTGGCCGGGTGCCACTGGGGCTTGGCCCGGTCGGTCGAACAGGTACGCGATATCTTAGAGCCCATCGTAAAGTTAAGGGCAGGGATCTGATGGCGATTGTGCAGATCTTAGAATGGCCGGAGCTAAGTTTCCAATGGATGGCTGAGTGCGAGCATTGCTTGGACAAAGGCGGAGATATCGCTGGGTGCCATGAGTGCGATTACAAAGGATATCGGCGGCTCACTGAGGATGAAGAAGAGCGTGTGGGATGATGGCTCACGTCGATTTGTGTAGTGGTATTGGCGGCTTTGCTCTTGGCTTTGAATGGGCTGGTTTATCAAAGCCTGTCCTGTTCTGCGACATCGAGCCGTGGAGCCGCAAGGTATTAGCAAAGCATTGGCCTGATGTGCCGATTGCTGAAGATGTAAAGGAGTTAGCCAATGACCCAACAAGACTTGTTCCAGACTGCGACATCCTCACAGCCGGATATCCCTGCCAACCTTTCTCAGTCGCCGGAAAGCAAAGAGGCACAGAGGATGACCGCCACATCTGGCCGTTCATTAGCCAAATTATTGCACACAAAAGACCCGCTTGGTGCGTTCTCGAAAATGTTTATGGTCACGTTGCCTTGGGTCTCGACGAGGTGCTTGCTGACTTGGAAGCCCAAGATTACGCCACGAGGGCGTTTATTGTGCCAGCTTGCGGTGTCAACGCCCCGCACAGACGCGACAGGCTCTGGATTATTGCACACACCAACAGCCACGGCGAACCAGATGTCACCCGATTTGCTGAAGAAGGGCAGCGGCTGGGGCGTTCCCCGAAAAATGATGCCAACCCCGACAGCCAGCGATCACATAGAGCGGAACAGCACAAGCAAAGAAGTGGTGAATCCGCTGACAGGCAAAAGCGTGAGTTTGGATCGGTTTGTGAAGATGTGGCCGACACCAGGAGCGAGAGACGCGAACCCAGCGGAGGCAGTCGAAAAGTGGGAAGCGCGCAGAAAAAAGAAGGCGGCAGAGGGGATCAATTTGATGTTTTCTCTGCGTCAAGCAACAGCCTTGTGGCCGACACCAATGGCGAGGGATTACAAGGACACACCAACGCAAACAGACAGAGGCTTGGGCAGTCGAGACGACAGCAAATTACCGATCAGAGTTTTTCGAGAAGAAAAGAAAATGTGGCCGACACCGACAGCGAACGAGGACGCTTGCGGTACACCCAACGGCAAGATGCAGAAGATGCTGGGCAATCACCCAGAGGTCAGAAACACGGGGGTTGGGACTTTGAACCCTCAATGGGTCGAATGGCTGATGGGCTATCCGAGGGGCTGGACAGATTTGACGGATGGGAGCGAGAGCCAGAAGACATCCCAAGAGTAGCGACAGGCGTCAAAGACCGCGTGAGCCGCTTGAAGGGGCTTGGGAACGCGATAGTGCCTAGCATAGCGATGCAGATCGGGCTGACGATCAAGGCGGTTCGTGATGAGTAGGCAAAAAGATGATTGGTATCCGACGCCGCCAGAGGCTGTTCATGCGTTACTGAGCAATGAGCGGTTCAATAAGACTATCTGGGAGCCGGCAGCTGGTGACGGCGCCCTGGCTGAGTGCTGTGAAAAGGCTGGATACAAAGTGGTAGCAACAGATCTAAATGACTATGGCTATTGTCAGTCCGGGGTTGATTTCTTGATGGAGCAAAGGCGTCGGGTCGATCATTTAATTACAAACCCGCCCTACAAGCTCGCTGAGGCGTTTATAAGCCATGCAATAGCACTAGGATGCACCAAACACGCTTGGTTGCTGCGCCTGAGCTTTTTAGAGGGGATACAGCGCTATTGGCGTTTATTCTCGATGAATCCACCGGCCAAAGTCTATGTGTTTGCCCGTCGCTTGACGATATGGCGCGGTGATCAAGAGGTGAGCGGCTCCGGCACGACTGCTTATGCCTGGTTTGTATGGCAAGCAGATCATCGTGATGACCCAGTGGTTAGGTGGCTTACATGAATTACGAACAAGCCATGCAGCTGGCAAGGGCTGATTATCGGCGCTCAATATTGGACGGCATGGGCTTGTTTATGATTGCCGAGGCTTGGGGCATCAAGCCCTGGGCTGTCACGCAATATGGCGGTTATGGAGTGTTAACAGAAGGCTATGTGTTGAGTGAGATGGCCGGGCAGATAATGGAGATGGATCTTGGATCAGGAACAATGGCCGCAGAGGTGCTGTATCTGCCAGGCATATCACGACAGATTGCTGGGGACATGGGTCATTCTGGGCAGCGGCAAGCTGGTTTGCGCCAATGATCGGTGCTGGAGAGAAGCAGTCAGGATTGCAAGTGACGCCCGTGACGTTGAGGGAAGCAAATAAATTTGTGTTGAATTTCCACAGACACAACAAACCAACACAAGGCGGCAAGTTTGCAATCGGCGCAGTGAATGATGGTAATCTGGTTGGCGTGGCGATTGTTGGCCGGCCAGTGTCTGCTACTTTGCAGGATAGTTTGACGGCAGAGGTCACAAGGGTCTGTGTGATTGATGGTGCGCCTAAGAATAGTTGTAGTTTTCTCTATGGTCGTTGCTGGCGTATTTGGCAGCAAATGGGTGGGCAAAGAATAATTACATACACTTTGCAAAGTGAGAGCGGTGCTAGTTTGCGCGGGGCTGGCTGGAATATAATTGCTGACGTAAAACCGACTAGCTGGGACAGAAAAAGCAGACCGCGTGAATGGCAACCGATTTATGGACAGTTAAAATTTAGATGGGAAAGGGGGCTTGACAGATGAAACGGGTATCATGTAGTTCCAATGCTAAGCAGTCACAGCAATCACGGATTGCATCTGCTGATCAAACCATAAATAATTTACTTAAAAAACAAGCTCTGCACTGCAAAGCAGTGTATGTCCAAGCTATATCTAGGTCTAAGATAGATCCTGTTGCTGAGCTTGAACGTAGAGTCATGAAAAGGCTTAGACCTAGATATAGCTTAGAAGCGTTCAAAGAGCTGCAAAAAGCTCTAAATGCCATGTCTGCGATAGATCGAATTGATTATTTGCACAAGCTACAGGATAAGCTCAATGGACGTGGCTAGGCTTAACGAGCTGTTCATGGAAGCAGCAGAGACAGAGCGCAAGCTACCAGCTGCTATTCGCAAGCAAAGGATGTCTGCATGGCCAGACTATGTCATGGAATGGCAAGCATACGGGTACAATGCATTTGAAGCACCCAGGCTGAAAGCTACGCCAGACCAGATCACAAGATATGACAAGGCTGTTGGCTTAGCTGTTACCAAGCTCGATGAAGAGGACAGGCGCCTTGTCTGGGCTGTAGCTCACAGCGCTGCGTTTAGAGAGCGCGGCCCATCATGGACAAAGCTCGCCAGAATCTTGCAGCTCAACGATCCAAGGATAGTCAAACGGCGCTACAAAGATGTATTGATTAGATTGTATTATGTGTTGTGACATAATTAGTCAAAGCACTTGACGCGAATGATCTAAAAGTAGTACAGATTCTTATACGCTGCACTATATGTTGCGTAAATCCTCCCTAAACTTGAACCTTACAAGCTGGCTCAGCCTGGCAGTTGCTATGGCTGGGTCAGTTCTTTTGGATGGCAATGGCTAAACGACGCATCACAAAAACACAGATGACAACGATCTGCGAGCGGATTGCAGACGGGATTAGTCTGACACGCATCTGCAATGAAGATGACAGCTTGCCATCATGGCGTACAGTATTGCGGCACGTTCAAGAGGATGAAGAGGCTTATACGAGCTATAGGACAGCCAGAGCTTTGCAGTGCGAGGTAATGCGTGACCAAATCATTGATCTTGTTGAAGCACCATTGCCTGACGATCCCAAGCTGGCCATGGCTGAGGTACAGCGTAGACGATTAGAGGCTGATCACAAGGATAAGCACATCAGGCAGATGCAACCATTGGGCATCAGAGACAAAGCGGATGACAAGCAGCAGCAGAGCGGGACTGTGACTTTGACGTGGGGCAATGCTGAAGCTGTAGTGATGAATTGATATATATAA